TGTTCTTGCGGCGGATCTTCTTGCGGCGGCGCTCACCGTTCAGGGGTGGAAGTTCGATGACCGCTGTCCAGAGCCCCGTGCGCGCGTCCTTGAAGACAGACCCCTCGCCCTTACCGCGCATGGCGCTCTTCCGGATAGTAACCGAGCGCGAGGGCGCGCGCGGCCCACTCCATGTCATCGCAAGTGATACCCGCCTTCGCGAGCATCAAATATCCCTGCCGAAACTTCTCGCGCTCACCTTCGTCCGGAAGAAGCATCGCGAGGGATGTCTCAAACTCCTGCTCACGAGCAGCCTCCACGGCTGGAACGTATCCAAGGTTCGCGAGGAGCCTGCGCACCACGCCCTCTATCACGACTCTTGCTCCAACTCACGCACCATCTTCGCGATGCCTTGCTCGGCTTCGTAGAAGGCCTGTCCGATACTCATGAATCCGCAGCGGATCATGTCGTCAAGGGGCTCTTGCTGTTCACTGCTCAGGGATGACATCAGCGATCCGTTCGGTTGGTTTGTTCTTCGGTGTGGCGTCGCGGACTCCGTTGTCCGCATCTCTTCTTCTCAGGCTTTCGACGTAAGTCACAGCTCGTTCCCTCCGGCCAAGGTTGGTGTACCCGATGGTGTCTCCATCGCTAACGGTGGCTAACGTCCGTTACCCGCCGATATCGACAGGCTAGCACACGTTTCTGACCATAATCCAGTCTTTCTCGCCAGTTTCCTCACGACTGAAAATCGTGAGGTCACGGGATCGACGCCCGTCGGAGCCACTGCCGCTTCTCCAGGCTTCTACTGGGGAAGCGGCTTTTTCGTTAACGGGACCGATTTGCCGAGTGTACCCGCGCGTGTATCCGATCGCGAGAAACGTCAACTCACGACTCGATCAGATGTCGTCCATCCATGCCTCGTACCGCGGTTCCTTGCTCCGGTATACGCACACTGCGCCGTCCGGAACTGGCCCGTAGTACATCTCGATCTCATCCTCGGCAGTGACGGGGTGATCCCAGACGAGTGGGCGCGCATCTTTCCTGACCAGCGGCTGGTCGCTCATGCCGCGTTCCTCTGTGCGCGTTCCTGAGCTCGAGCTTCTGCCGTCTCCCTCACCATACGCGCGGTCACGGGGTCTGCAGCGATCCCTTCGATGGATGATGCTGCACGTCGCAACAGGACGGCGTATCGAACTTCTGTGATGCCGAGCATGTGTCGGATGAGTTCGCGTTTCTGGGGGCTGTTGCCTGGGTGCCGGCGTTCGAATGCGAGGAGTGTTGTGGGTGTCATGCGCCCATATTGCTCGGGGGTTCGGACATCGGTTTGTGTCTATACATTTGTCTCTACACTTGGTATCCTTCAAAGACACCAACCGAACGTCGATGGGTGCTGGGAAGGAGATCAAATGAAGGTTCATGAACTGGGGTCACACCCGGGTATTGCAAAGTACACAGCCGCCGACGTGCGGGGGGCCATGGCTGCATCGGGCATCACCCCCAACTCCGAGGCGGCGCTGACCATTCTGGAGAACCTCCGCCCGCTCGCTGATGGCGAGTCTCCTAGCGATCGAATGCGCGAGACGATTCAGTACCTCGACGCCGAAATCTGCGGGCACAAGTATCCCGCGGGGGGTGACGAGACCCACGTCGCTGGCCAGGAGGTTGAGATGATCTGCTTGGCGTCGCCCATTCCTGACGAAAAATAACCGGACGTCGGCGGGTACTGGAAAGGTGGAGAACATGAGCGAAGAAACCTTGCGGCCCGGGCAGAGGCTGTTGCCTGGGGTTGAGGTGGTCGACTGCGGCGTGTGCGGCGAAACGCACCGCCCCATCACGAAGTGCTTCCGTCCGGACCGAGCAGAGACGGAGGCGGGTTTGATGGGCGCAAGGCATGCCGCAGAATCATCCCACCCCGCACACATTTCATCGGGAGAGTACGCGGATGGATGCGCGGCATGCGATGGGGAATCCCTCGCCGGGATCCTCGCGCTCGCAGATGCAATCGACCACCGCGCGGCGGTGCATGATGGGTAGTGTGCAGACTCCGTTGACTAACTTCCGCATCCCCGCTGACATCAAGCAGGCGGCGCAGGAGAAGGCCGAGCGCGAGGGGAAAACTCTCTCGCGCGTGGTCATCGACCTACTGCGCGAATACGCCCGCGGCTAAGGAGCCCCATGCTGGAATCGAGCGACCGCGTCCTATACGGATACCGGATCACCTCCGGCGCCATGGAAGGCGAAGAGGTATGGCCGCTTGACCTAGACAGGGATGCCGACTGGCTTCCCTTTCACGAGAACCCGCACATTCCCCAGATTCGCATCAGCGGCGAGGACTCGGCCCGATCTATCCGTGAAGCCCTGGATGCCGCTGGTGTCCAAGGTGTCCCGTTGCGCCGCGACATCCACATCGTGTGGGGTGAGGTCAAAGCCTATGAGATTTAGAACGGTTTATCCGATCCTTGTAAACCTCACACGCGTCCGTTGGGGTTTTCTCGGGAGTTCGGACATTCGCGGAAGTGTTGCGGTTTTCGATACAGAAGAGTAAAGTGTTGCTATGAGCGAAACAGAACAAGCCGCGAGTCGTGAGGCGCTAGCCGACTTGATCGGGTCGGGCTACAACGGCATGAACTTCCGGTGGATGGAGCCGCATGAACCGAAGCGGGCATGGCTCCTCGATGCCGCGGACGCCGTTCTCCAGAACTACGTGTTAGCACCCCGCCACCAGGACACATGGGTCCACTGTTCGCCAGAAGGGATCAGACTCGGCCTAGATTGCGCACACGCGCCGCGACGCAAGTGTGGTTGCTCTCCGACGAATGGTGGGCACGATCACCCCGAACGGGAGGGTGTATTGTGATCGATTACACGCCGACGACTGAACAAGTGCGTGAGGTCTACTGGGCCGCCCGCGTGGATGTGCGCCGCCCGCTGGATGTGCGCCGCCCAGATTCTCCTTCAAATGAGTTTAATCGTTGGTTGGCCGCCCACGACGCTGACGTTCGGGCAGCAGAGCGAGAGTGCGCCGAACCATCTGACGCGCAGGTAGAGGTGGCGTTTGCGGCCTGGGTCGACGGATACGAAACGTTCGATGGACGCGGAAGGATGCGTGCCGCTCTGCGCGCGGCGTTCGGCGTCACCGAGCTGGGAGAGGCGGGGAACCATGGCTGAGTACACGCCCACGACGGATGAGATGCGCACGTTCTACACCGCTGAGCGTCTCGACGGCCCACACCTCGACGGATTTCTACCGCCGACCGTTGATCAGGCGGAAGCTGAGTTCGATCGGTGGCTGGCCGCTCACGATGATCAGGTTCGGGAGCCTAAGTCATGACCGCTACACTTCAACGCGTGTCACCGAACCCGAAACGCGTCCTGAGCCCGGACGACGAGAAGCTCATCCGTGAAGCACTCGACGCACGCGATCAGGCCGACGAGAACCTGCGCAATATGATCGTGGATGTCTCATCACGCTCATCGGTTCGCGTGCTGGCTGAGTTCACGGGCATGTCGACGAACACGATCAGCCGGTGGAAAGCGGACGCAAAGGAGCGGTCATGAGCGAGATGAACGATGTTGCGCAGGATTTCCCCTGGTATATCTCCTGGGTTGACCAGCACCGACCGAACGCGACCGCCGAACAACGCGCGATCATGTACCGAACGTTCCTCGGCGAGCGGGTCTGCATCTGCACTGAGCGTCAAGTTCGCTACGACAACGGCGAGTATTCAAGGACGTCTGAAATGGACACGTCGCGCTGCCCGCTGCACGCGTCTCGCGACTAGCCGCGTCCGTTTGGTGGCCCACTGTGGATCTCGTCGTCGCGTTTGAGTCTCGCCGCGTACAACCCTTCACATGCGTGCTGCAACGTGTTCGACCAGCCGATGACGTCACCGCCCATGGTGATCTTGTAGCGGACAACACCTGAGACGCGGCGTAGTTCGATGCGACCGAACGGGGTGACCTCGTGTGCGGCTTTCATCGTCCAGACGCCCGATTCTGGTTCATCCGTCAGGAAAATTGGGTGCCAGCGGGTCATGCGTCAATGATGCCGGTCACCAACGACAGAAGACCCCACCCACCCGGAAGGGTAGGTGGGGTCTATGATGTCGAGCATGACGCAGCTTCGGGAGCGGGTTCGAGCATTCTTCGCCGCGCCCAAGCCAAACGAGTGCGGCACCTGTCGCTCGGAACTGACCGGACTCGTCGCCTTCTACGCCGTCAGCGCGCCGGGACGTTACTGTTCAGAAGCGTGCGCCGATGAAGGGGAAGATTCCTGGGGCTGGTGATCCGGCGAGAGTAGCGGCACCCATGAGGTAAGTCCTCGCTCCCATCGCGGGCAACCCGCCTCAAGGCTGGCAACCGAAGCACGTAGCTCACGCCGCGAATACTCATCGTGAGTGTTGAGCACCACAGTGACGTAGCCGTTTTCCACGTTCACCGCCGAATGATGGCCGGTCCATCCTGGCGGCGTCGCATCCCAGAATCGCTCCCCAGACTTCATTCGAGCGATTCGCAGGCCTTCCGGACCGCTGGAGATCAGCCAGTTGTCATATCCGCCCGTGAGCATTGGAGAGCGCGCACCCACTTTATCCCCGTCTATGATCGACGGCATCGGCACGGGAGGCACCCAGCCAGCGGAGAAGCGGCCCTGAGCGTGGTCGATGTTCACGTCTCTTCTCCTGGTTCGCCGTCGAGCGTCGGTACGCCGTCGTTCTCCTCACGTGGCGGCTCCGCTCGATACTGCGCGAGCTCGGCGCGCAACTGCATGATCTCCGCTCTCTGTTCGAGGAGCATCCCTAGGACAAGTTCATCTGCGTTCATCAGCTACCTACCTCTGCGGTTCGAATGGTGCCCGTCCAGCGGATGGTCTTGGATGCCTGTCCGCTCACGTTGATGCGGATCTTTCCTGCGTTCTGCGACAGGCCAGTGACAGCCCATGTGCTTGCCCCCGCGCTGGCCCCGCGGGCAATGATCGTGGGTGTTCCAACAACCGCCGTGCCCCCACCGACTGCGCGACTGCAGACGGCGTGAACAGAGAATCCCGCCGTGTCTCCAGTGGCGGCCTCTCGGGCGATGATGTCAGCGTTCAGGATGAACGAGTGACCCTCGGGAACCAGCGGTCCGTCGGCCCCACCTGCGATCCCAATACCCGTGGCTGTTGCAGTTGTCGTTTCGACCTTCACTACGAACTGACTCGTCTGGGCCTTTCCCTGCACGAGATCACCGGTCCAAGGGTTCGCTGCAAATACCTGCTGGTAGGCGTCGCGAGCGTTGCCATACTGGCCTCGCGCGCCCGAGTACACACCGGTGACCCGATGCTGCTGCCCCTGCGCTGATCCGTGTGCACCAGACACCTGGTTCAGCGTGCCATCGACGTTCACAAAGTCGGCCGTAGCAGAGTTCGAAGTTCCGGACACGCGATCGCCGAGTCCGGTCGCGGTGTTTCCGATGCCGTCGACCGCAGCCGCGCCGCCTGAGACGATGTGGTCGCGCCCCCCGCCTCGAGACGCAACACCGGATACCTCAACGTTGTAGCCCATCGCGACCGAGTAGGCACCGGATACCTCAGACTCTCGCCCAGCAAAGATGCCGGAGAACTGCGCAGTACCGCGGATTATGTTCGTCGCGCCACCATAGATCGCGTTGTGCCCAAGGCCGGTGCCGCTGATCTCGGTATAGGAGTGGTCGGAGATGATCTTCGAGGAAAGCTGACCGGCCACGTTGTCATACCCGCCGACGACGGAGACGTTCGCGATCACGCCGGCGCTGACGACGTTCGGGCTCGAGGTCCCGACCGTCGCCGACCCGTCACCGCCGATGATGTTGTTCTGACCGAGGCGACCGCCAGGGTTCAGGATGATCGACGTTGCGGATGTTGCGTTGATCGCCGATGCGTAGCGGTTCGCCGCCGACCCCAGGATGAGGTTGGGTCCACCGGTTGCATCGAGGCGCTCACTAAGCGCCACCTGACCGACTACGTTCTTGGCGGCGGCGAACGTCTCACTGTCCGTAGCGTTCAGGTACCCGGCCGTCGCGGTGTCGTTCGCAACGGCGTTGACCCCGGGAAGCCCTCGTGGTCCGATCGGTCCCTTGAAGTGGAAGTGACGGTCCTGATCGAGCCCCGTCATGATCACCTCGAACGGCTGGTCCGATGCAACGGTCTCCGATGTGACCTCTGTGATGCGCGCGGCGGGTCCACGCAGGTTCGTGATCGTAACGAAAGCCATGTCAGCCCACCATCCTCAGGTCGCCAATGTTCGGATCGTTCAAGGGCATCTCTTGCCCCTCGGCCGGCGAGTACAACCACCAGCCCTTATAGCCAGCCGGTGGGGTATCGAGTGATACCAGCACCGTGTACGGCGAGAGAGGCGTGCCGGGAAGTTCGGAGATCGGCCCGTCGTAGTCCTCAGGAACGAAGACTTTGAAATCGAGCAGGTCGAAGTGCGTGTACTCGCCACCAGGGTTCAGGTGCTCGATCTGCACCGTGTACCAGACAGTCGGCGTCACACCATCCGTCGCAGCGAGCGTGACCGTGCCCTCATCGCCCACCATCTCCGCGGTCACAGGGGTCGACGTGAACAGTCGATCCCCCGCAACCCCCGCACCAGACGGCACGAACTTCACGGTCGGGAGCTTCGAAGCAAGCGATGCCAGACCGAAGTCCGACAACGTGAAGGTGATGGTGGGCATGCGGTACTCCTACTTGTTGACTCGGGAAGCCGCCGCCTGAATGCTCGCATTGAGCTCGGAAGGCGTCAGGGGCTCGAGGCGAGCGAGGATCTCATCCTTCGACTTGGCGTCGTACTCGGGCGTCTTCGCGAGACCGAGCAGCCAACCGAACTTGGGCGACACATACTTCTCGAACAGCCGCACGACGAGGTAGTAGACGCCCTGGAATGCGGCGGTGACGGCGACGATCAGTGCGGGCTCGAAACCCGCGTCGAGCTCGATGCCTGCCGTCACGAAAGCACCGATCACGGCACCGACGACGATGGGTACGAACGTGCGGACGAGTGAGTCAAACAGAGTCTTCATGTCATTACTCCTTGGAGGTTGTTTCGAGGTTCTTGTCGAGAGCGGCCCGCTCTTCGGCGGTCGGCTCGGTACTTCCACCGCCGCGGACACGCGCCACGTAGTCGCGGAATGCGTCTTGGATGCGGAAAGCCCAGCGAGCCCGAGCCTCGAGGCGGTCGGCGCGCGCCCATATCTCGGCAACGGTTGGGGCCTTCGTTTCAGTGCTGCCCTTGCGTCGGTTCCACATGGCGAACGCGCCGACGATGAGTGCACCAACCGCGGCCGTCAGCAGTGGAAGGTATGGGGTGATCTGTTCCGTGAAGCTGAGCTCATTGTTCATGTCGTCTCTTCCCGCTCTGCGCCGCCAGGTACACGAATCGCACAGCAGGAAGGATGAACGCTATGAAAGCGATAGCCCCGATGAACTGCCGGTCAAGATCCCCCTCGACGAAACCAACACCGTTCAGACCACCGACGTAGGCGCCCATCATCGACGCCAGGCCCAGCGATGACCACTTCTCCAGCTGCTGCCATCGGTCGCTGATCGAACCGATTGCTGAGAGGGTCGCAGATACGCCGAGGAACACCGCCCAGACGGCCGTGTACCCCTCGGGTGCAGTGAGCCGGAACACGGGCACGCCCGCGATGAACGCGATGACGCTGGCGTAGATGTAGCTGATGTAGACGCCCACGAGTGCCACGCGCAACACGATCACGGGAGACCACGCCCAAATCGCCCACTTCGACTTTGGGTGCACGTACTCGAGGTAACTCAGCGGCACCACAATCACCCGCCCGTGCCGGCCGTCAGGACAAGCCCGTCGAGCGCCTTCTTGGTGCCGCGTTCAGCCGCTGCCGAGATTGCGTTCATGTCGAGGATGGCACCAGAGCCCTTTGCGAGCTGCTCGACGACCTCTTCGATCGCGGCAATGCGACCTGACTGTGCTGCGATGAGCGCCTGATTGTGAATCGCGATGGGCAGCAGACCATACGCTGAGGCCTGCGCGTCTCCGTAGACGTTCTGCCACCCGAGAGGCTTCGTCGTTGCCGTCTCGCCGTTGTTGGGACCGAACAGCGCCTTGTACACCGCATCGATCTGTTGCTCCGCACGTGCGCTCATGTCGTCCTCTTCTCCTGTGGAGCCGCCCGCAGCGGACCCGGATGATGTGTGCTCCCAGTGCCACGGCTCGACCGTGACGAAGTGCTCGCCTGTCCACGTCCAACCGAATCGGCCGGCGTTTGCCAGCATCCAGTTGTGCTCGCGAGAGCCGCGCGTGGCGACACCAGAACCGAAGTCCGCAGCACGCCCAGGCGGGTACTCGTGCATGCTCGTGCTGGGTACGGCAACGGTGGCCTTCCCTGGCTTCAGATACCAGGTCTGTCCGTTCCACTTCCGGGTGATGTACCGCCCGTTGTTCTTGATCGGTGTCAGCTGGTGGTTGTCGGTGAACGCTTGCACCTGTTGCGCGTGCGTCCGGGCACCCGATGAGATGTACAGGCGCTTACCGAACGCTGCGTAGAACGCCGCATTCATAAGCTCGTAGGACGCCGCGGCAGCCTCGTTGAGACGCGCGCCGTCACTGGTTGTCACCAGGACCATGTCACGCCTCGCTATCCTCGGCGCTCGAGTACGGCATGCGCCACGGCCCGATACGACCGTCATCGGTGGGCTCCGGTGGGATCTCTTCTTCGAGCAGGAAATCGGCGTTGATGCGCTCGGCTTTCACCGACCATGAAAAGCGACCACCAGGCTCGCCCGCGACCGTGAACTTGCCGTCTGAGATGTCGGACCAGTCGGCGCTGAATCCGCGCCCAACAGCAAACGGGACGCGCCCCTCTGGCTTCGCCAACGCTTCGAAGTAATCGGGAAGCTCGACGACGAACTCGCCATCCGCGTCGAGAATCTCATCGCCCCAGTACTCGATGCCAGACACGGGCGACTCAGTCGACCCGTGACGCAACCAGTAACCCGGCTTCGACGGGTGTGAGATGCGGAAGTTCTTCGGCCCGTCGACGTCGAGTCCATCCGTGAGCAGGATGCCGCGGATGTCCACGTCGTTGGGCATGAGGATGGCGTTAGCAGCCTCGAGGACAAGGATGCTGGTGGAGTAGACGCGACCGCCGTATGAGCCGGCCTTGTCGATGCGGACTGGGCCGGCGACGATTCGCCCTGTGCCCATGGTGAGGTCGTTGTTCATCGTGACCGCACCGTTGAGAGCAGTCGTGCCAAGGACCGTCAGCGTGCCACCGGTCGCCATGTTGCCCGTGACGTTCAGTGTGCCGCGGAAGATCGACGGGCCGTACCAGTCGATCGTTCCAGCGCCGGTCAGCAGGCCGGTGATGTTCGCGGAACCGGTGACGTCGAGGCCACCGTTCTCGATGATGATGTGACCGCCACCGCGCACGGTGAAGTTGCCGCGACCGATCGACGTGTTCTGCATCGTCGCGACACCCTGGTTGCGTTGGGCACGCTTCACCTCGGCTGCGGCACCCTGGCCCGGATGATTCACGCCCATCAGGAACCCCCAGCCGGCTGAACGCCAACGGTCTTCGTGTCAGACATGTCTCCGCTGATCTTCACCACTCGACGCGTGTAGAAGCCGTCATCGATCCACGGGTCACCGTCGAAATGCAGACGGAGTGTGTCGCCGACCTCCACGCGAGTGTCAGCTGTCACTTTGAGATCCCACTGCACGGTCGGCTGACCGAACGTCACCAGGTCCTGACCGGCCATCATCGAAAGTTGTGACGTCGAGATCACCGTCTTCGACTGTGTGACCCGCTCGAGCAGAGGCAACGGCGACGTCGTGTCGAGGTTCGAGATCGTCAACATGTCGACCTCGGAACCCTCACCAACCCGGATCGAGTTGTTCATCATGCGGATGCCATCGACCGTCTCCGAGAACCCTGTCACCGGAGACTGGTCGGCCGTGACAGAGAACTCGCGCGTCATACCAGACCCATACGGCAAGCCCGACATCGTGATCCACCCGACCTTGCCGGGATCTCCCCAACCGGGCAGGAAGTACACGTCGAGACCCTGCTCCATGAGCTCATTGAGGTGGTCCGTGACCGTGGGAAGGTGATACCCGTAGTACGAGCGCGTCACAGACGGACCCAGCACAGGAACACCAGGGATCGTCAGCGGAAAAGTCGCATCAGGCAAGCCCGTGTACGAGTCACGCGCCCACACCAACGCCGTGTTCAGATGAACACCCAACACGCCCACAACGGTCTGCGACCACTCCTCAACATGCGGCGCCGAATGGTCCACTGCAAGACGAGCGTTCATCAGCGACCACAAGTCACCCAAGGCGACAGTGGCAGCACTGGTGCCGCGAGAGTACCCGCGGCCATGGATGTAGCCCATGTACTCGATCGCCCCGTCGCGCTCGAAAGCGAGCATGTACCGCCACGGCTGCAGCAGCGCCTTCAGCGCCGTCTTCCCGAACGACCCATCCAGAGGGACGGTGGCTTGGGAACCAGAGTCCCCCGCCGACAGCAGGCGACTGTACGCACGAGCCGAAGCAGGAATCGTGTCCACCCGGTCGCCAGTGATCCCATCGCACACATGCGTCAGAAGCTCAGCCATGGGACTCCCTACATGAACGTGTCGGTCACCCTCTGGACCAGAGAACGTGCGCCAGTGATCGTCGCCGTCACACCCGGCAGACCAGGCGGAATCGTCCACGGCTGGAAGACGCTGATCGCACCCACTTGACGAACGCCACCCAGATACAGACCGCCCGTGGTGAAGTCGATCTCGTGAGCACCAGCCGGCGCTGTCGTCACCGTCACCACGCGACCACCCGCACCAGTGACCGTGTAGCCACCAGTGCCGGCGCCGACCAGCAGACGGGGCGTGGCGGGAAAGTTGCCGTAGTGGATCGCGGCGGCGCCCGCGGGGAAGTCGCGAACCTCGCCGTAGATGCGAGGATTCGCGGCCCACAGCTGCACTCGGTAAGACGCGACGCGACCGTAGGACCGCATGCGCATATCGAACTCGCCGGCGCGCTTCACGTCGGCCCAATGAGCGGAGTTGTTCTCCACGGTCAGTCGATCAGTCAAGCCGTTCGCAAGAAGCCCTGAGAGCGCGCGCATCGCATGCTCTTGCTCCTGAGGCCCATCAGTGAGAATCAGGCCACCCCACGAGATTGAACGTCCCGTGAGGTAGCCCGGAAGCGAGAACGAACCGTGTTCTGCCGGTCGTTCCATCTGCTCCAACCGCATGTCCACGCCGTCGAGAAGCCAGCCACGCACCGAATCTGACTCGATCGTGTAGGTCGTATCGCCTGAGCCACCGTCAAACAACAGCCCGCCCAGATGAATGCGACGCATCACGCCTCCTTGAGAGCTCGATCGAGGCGGTCAGCCGCGATGGCCGCGATCTGACCTTCGCTCATCCCCGGCTGGCTGTAGATCTTCTGGTCAACCTGGATGGGACGCTGCTCCGAAGCCGCGTATCCGCCTACAGGAGTCGCGGAGATCGTCGGCTGTTGCCACATGCCCAACCGGCTCGCCATCTCCTCGACCAGACTCATCGACCGCGCCCGATACTTCGGATCGGTTGAGATGATTGCCTCGTCGTGGCCGGCCTCAGCCACGCGCAACAGTCCTCCCGGAGTTGCGCGAGCCATGCCGACACCGGATGACCAGCCACCGACCGCGAAGTCGGTGACCTTGACGCCCTTCTCGAAGAGGTTTCCGGTTGCGTTCGGCGTGACGGTGATCCCGCCGTACTGGATGGATCCGCCGTCGGCGGCGACGCGTACACGGATCTCGCGCCCGCTGTTATCCGTTATCCACTGGTCGATGCCGCGAGAGGCCTCCGAGGTGTCGATCGTGAACTTGATCGGATCGGGGTCGGGGACGTTCTGGATAGCCGCGCCAACATCCGACAGTGCCTGGATCGTTTCTCCCGCGCCTCCGAGGTTCGCTTCAGCCCACGCGATCGCCGCATCCCGGGACTCGAAGTAGGGCTCAATCGTGTTGAGGATCTGCTCACGGTTCAGGGCGTAGGCGGCCGTGGCCTCGTCAACCGAGTAGCCGTTGTCGAGCATCGCCTCTGCTGCGTCGCGGCCCTTCTCTTCGACTTCACGGAGGGAATCGCGGAGGGCGATTGATGCATCGTTCGTTCCCCAGAGGGATACGTCTTGCGCAACAGCCGCCTCGACAAGCCGGTTCATCGCGGTCTGCGCGTCATCCTGTGCCGCGCCGAGATCGCGCGCCTTTCCTCCGACCTCATCGAGAGCGTCACGCAGAGCATCGAGCTGCTCCTGCGCGACCTCAGCAGCGTCCCCCATGCCTTCGATGTCACTCGAAGCACTTGCTGTGGAACTGCCCGCGATGTCGCTCGAGTTCGCCACCCCATCAAGGGCTTCCTGATATTCGGGCATGATCTCGTTCAACTGCTCAACAGTGAACCCTTGATCCTTGGCCCGCTTGGCGAGCTCGTCGAAAAGGTCGGCAGCGCGGTCAGCGTCGCCGCGGTTCACCATGTCGGCAAGGCTCTGCCCCACGAGTGAGAACTGTTCCCGCGCGCTGGAGACGCCATCCGCAAGCGAACCGCCAGCGAAGATGCCATTCAGGGTCGACCCGAAACGCTCCATGTTGCTGTTGAAGCTTCCGCCCACGAGAAGCTCGAGAGCGTCATCCAAGTCGGACACTTCGGACGAGATGCCTTCGAAAGGCGCATCGAGATCATCGGATAGGAGGAGCTTCAGAGTCTCCTGGTAGTTCTTCGCCCCGTCGCTCGCCGCACCGAAAGCTTCAGCCGTCTTCGACGCTGCGATGGTGAGTGCCAAGAACCCGGCAGCAGCCCCTGCGACCCTGCCCACACCTTCGATGAAACGACCGGCCCGCTGAGCGCCGGTACCCATCGTTGCGAGAGAATCCCGGTACGCCTGGACCTTCGGAACGCCGAGCATGAAACCGCCACCAGCAAGAGCCACGGCACCGACGACGGCGCCAACGCCCAGAGCAGTCTGCTGAGCCCAATCCGGCATGTTGTTGAACGAGTTCGTCATCCCGGTGAGGGTTTGGATGAACTCTCGGAGCGGCCCGTTCGTGCCCTCGCTCATGTTGATGAACGCGGAATCCAGGGCGCCCGTGAACGCTTCCCAGTCGCCCTTGAGGTTGTCGAGACGGGTCGCCGCGGTCAGTTGCGCGTATCCTGCGTCGTCGACCTCTTCGGCCCACTTGCGCACAGCCTCAGCGCCACCCTCGTAGAGAATCGACGCGGAACGGATAGCGTCCTGACCAAACAGGTTCGCGAGAGCAGCGTTGCGCTCCTCCTGCGTGAGCCCCTGCAGACGCGTCTGCAGCTGAGCGGCTACGCCCTCCATGCCGATGAACTCGCCTCGGGCGTCGTAGAAGTCGAGATTGAGGTCTTTCATCTGTCCCGCCGCCTCGGCGGTCGGGTTCGCAAGCCGAAGCAGCATGTTCCGGAACGACGTACCCGCATCAGACCCAAGAAGGCCAGCAGATGCGAACTGCGTCAGCGTTCCCACAGTCTCATCCAGCGAAAGGCCCATCTGAGCCGCAACAAGACCGGACTGGTTGAGGGCCTGCGACATCTCCTCGACGCCGCCCTGGGCCTTGCCCGCGCCTGCAGCGAGAAGATCGGCGATGTGCGAGACGTCCTGGCCCGAGAGCCCGAACTGTGTCATCGCAGATGCAGCGATCTCCGCGGCGTCCGCAACCGCGATGTTCCCAGCGGCAGCGAGGTCCAAAGCGCCATCGAGAGCACCACTGAGAACGTCAGCGGTGGAGATGCCAGCCTTCGACAGCTCCTCGATCGCCGCTGCCGCCTCGGTCGCAGAGTAGACCGTGCGTGCGCCGGCATCGATCGCCGCGTCCCGCAGCAACCCCATGTTCGCTTCGGTCTCATGCGTCGCCGCCTGAACGGCAGACATCTGGGCATCGAAGTCGGCGAAGCTCTTGACGGCCAGTGCGACACCAGCTGCGACAGCAAGGCCGAACCCGACCGCTGCCGTGCCGAGAACGTTGAAGGCCTCACGCTTCTGCGCCAGCTTCTCGATCTCCGAACCCGTCTCGCGGGTCTTCTTCGAGGCGGCGTCCATGCCCTGCATGTAGCCCTGGGCAGCCAGGATCAAGCTCACCTTGACGGTCCGGTCAGTGATGATGATCACCACCTCTCGGATGCCCTCAGCGGGGCGCTATGGAGTTGTCATGTGCTCAGTGATCCACCCGGACAGCCGTGAACAGGCGCGCACGTGACGGGTCGTCCTTGAAGTCCTTCTCGCGCTGTTCGATGGCGTCCTGCGCCCAGTCGCGAACGACGCGAGCCTCATAGTGGTAGGAGGCTTTCGGGTTGTTGGGGTCAGCGTCGGGAGAAGTGGTCTCGTCGACGGGCATCCCATGTGGTCCGAGGCTCGCCTCATGCTCCGTGAGAGCCGCGAGCATCGCGTACTGCTCGGCGTCGAACTCAGGTTCACGGGTTACGCGGACGCGCTTTCGGCCTTCTTCGTCGCGGTCTTCGACGTGGACTTCTTCCGGCTCCCAGCCCCAGAGCCGCCGCGGGGCGATGCCGAGGCTCCGCGCGAGGCGGAGATCCCGAACGAGTCGCGGGTCGTCTCGGAGGCGTTCACGAAAAAACCCACATCGACCGCCCCCACGGAACGGTTCACGTGGACGACAGCCTGCGCGATGCGGTCATGCTCACCATCGGTGAGCATCTTGTCGATCGTCGCCCACTCGTCGCCGGTGATGTCATGCTCAGCGCCGGCATCGTCGACGTACACGGCTGAGCTCTTCGCGGCGTGCATGAAGAACTTCGTCGGGTCGTACGTCTCCTGCTTGCCCTTGCGGGGCGGGCACTGCACGATCCACTGGTTGTACACGAACCGATCCACACCCTTGATGCGGAGAGTGATCGACTTCGCCTGGATCTCGTTCTCGAGCTCGGCGAGGCGTGCGTTCGCGGACGTCTTCGCGGCAACCATGCGGTCGTCTTCGACGTTGGCGCGACGCGGGACTGCCCTCATCGCCTCATCACGCTGGGCGAGCAGTTCCAGATCGAGGCAGATACGGACATCCTTGTGAGGCATGACGCGGGTGCCAAGAAGTTCGGACAGGTTAGACACGGGGAATCTCCTAAGAGGAAAAGGTCACGGGGGTTCACGGGTGAGCCAGGGTGTCCCGCCCCGTGAAAACCGGGACACCCTGGGGTCTTAGGCGGCGGCGAGCTGCTTGAAGCTCCGCCACGGGCCGCGGATGAACGCCTTCTGGTTCACCCGGTCGACCGCGTTGTCTTCGACGTTGACGAGCATCGGTTCGCCCATGCGGACGGGGACGGCCTCGTAGAAGTCGCCGACCTCGAAGGTTTCGGCTTCCTCGTCGACCTGCATGAGGTGCACCAGGACGCCCTCGACACCCTCGGTGAGAGCAAGGCGTGCCTCATCCTCGGTCGGCTCGTTGAGGTTGATCGTGTACTGCAGCGCGAGAGTGCGCGTCTTCGATCCGGGGATCTCGAAGTCCTGTGCGGAGCAGTAACGAGAGTCAGTGATGGTGGCCTGGTCGCCGCCAGCGTTCCATCCACCCGAGCGGGTGAGGTAGCAGCTGACGTTCTCGCCCGCGTTCACAGCGGTGACCGTGATCGCGTCGAGGTCTGCCACAGGACCGGGGATGAACACAACGCGACGGGTGCCCATCGAGGGCACGGCCGAGGGAAGAGTGATTGCCATGGGTTACTCCTTTTCTGAATCCACGGGGGTGGTGGGGCGTCCCTCGGCGAGGTTCACCTTGATCTTGGGGCGGCGCGGTCGCGACGTCTCCGGATACCGGGTCTTGCTGACCCGGGAGTACTTGTCTTCGTCGAACATCTCGACCGGGAGATCGAACTCGCTCCCGGTGGCCTTGGACTTCACGCGCATGTAACGGGTCATGGGGTCTCCCTCAGTAGAACGAGCGCGACGCGCACTGCATCGCTTCCGAAGTGCTTAGCCAGCGCTTCATGCGCACCGAGGAGGCCGCCACGCTGTTCGAAGCAGCGCAAAGCCGTCTGGGCGTCCGAGCCCTTGATGCCATGTCGCTCAAGCACATCGACGTAGCTCATGGGGTCTCCCTCAATGGAATCGAATGCAGAACGAACCGGCGCACGGCGAAGAACTTCACCGGCACCACGTCGTCGTCCTTCTGAACGGGTTGAGAACCGGCCGGTTGCAACTTCCAGCACCTTCGCCCAGGAACCTCGAGCACTACATCGTTGAGGGCGGCGAGAACACGACCGTCCACCCATGTGGCCTGCCAACGGTCATCGCCGACAGAGTGGATCGTGAACGTGATGTCTACGTCCTGGTGTTCGCCGAGCATTGACCGCGGCTCGAAGAATCCAGTGTCGTGCCAGACGTTGACGTAGCGTTCCGGATCGCCCTTCACGTCACCCTCGAACACCGACTTCGGTATCGCTCCACCGGGGTTATCTGCGAGTTGCGGGTCGGACCTGATCCGGTCCAGGAGTGCGTCGACATGACGTTCGATGAGATCGGTCGGCGTCATAGCCCCACCGCCTTGAGAGCATCATCAATTGCTCGGTCGACTCCACGCTCGAAGTCGGCCTCGTTCGCCTGAAGAGCGCCATGCATGATGCCCTGAGGCGGATTCTTCACCGAGCCGTACTCGATGAGGTTGCCGAGAGCACCCTGTGGGCGATCCTTGTCTGGTCCGATCTCAGCGGATAGTTGAGAACCGGTCGCGCGAGACCCTGAACCCTCGATGTCGTAGGTGATCGAGTACGGGAAGGCTGGGGCGTGACTCATGCCGGTTGCGTTCTCGCGTGCCGTGTCGCGAACGTGGCGAGCGGTCACCTCGATCGCCTGACGCAACGTGCGTCCAGAGCGCTCCGGGACGTCCCCGAGGTCGCGCGCCAGTTTCGAGAAGTCCTCGGCGTCGGGTTCAGGCATACGACAACACCTCCACCGGAAGCCGTCGTGACGTCGAATGTGTCTGCGCATGTACGCCGGCCACGCGGAACTTCAATCCCACGTCCTCGGGGGCGTGAGGGTTCGCGGTCACCTCGCCAACATCGCCGATTCGTATGCCCGCCGCGTGGATCGGAATCCACACAGACGGGGACTGCTCCGTGACGCGCTGACCAGACTGATCAACATCACGGGGTTGGCCAGCAGGGAAACGAACACGGGCGGGACCGGTGTAGATAGTCGTCAGCGAAGGGATCATCGTTCCCGTTGCAGGATCGCGCACTGGTGGACCTTCGCGCCGTATTACCACCGTCGTCTGCATCAGCGACTCCGCCAGGGCGCGGCCGCTATCTAGGACATCCACAGCGGCACCCAGGTGTCGGTAGAGGCCCAGTAGCCGGGACCACGCCCAATCGGGAAGGTTTTGATGGTCCATGCGCCATCCGAAGACCCCGGCGTGGGCCCTAGAAGTGCGAGCTCGGCTTCTGAAAGGTAGAGCGCGCCCGCAGATACGGCGGAGTCGCGCCGGTACTGGTAGTCGTCGATCTGTTCCGAGAGCTTGCCCTCAGGGTTCTTGATGACGCGTAGGACCATTGCGCACTGCACCTGAACCACGAGATCGCGGTATGCGGGATCAGTGAGCACGCGATCGGCGGCGTGCGGACGATGAGTGAGAATCAGGTTCCACGCATCGTCGAGCAGCACTTCGCCGACCTGCTCCTCGGCAGGGGTGAGGGGACGGAATGACCGAGCAGTCAGATCCGTGATGGTAGCTGGGCTGGGCATCCCGTCCCCTCTCCTGTTACTTCTTCGCCGTGGTCTTCGGCTTCGGCTTCTCAACCTGCGTCCAACCCGCCTTCTCGTACCGCTCGACGAGTTCCTCAGGAACATCGACGGTCGCGGTCGAGTCAGGCAAGTGGAGAACGGTCAAGACTGGACCGCGTTCGACAGCCGCACGAAGTGTGCGATGTCACGGACGCGGAAGCCGACCTCGAACTCAGCCCGTACAGCGAACATGTTGCGCTGCCACAGGTTGATCTGAGTGCCACCATCGTTGATGGTCGCCTGGGTGCTGATGTCCAGCTGGATGTCCTCGACGATGCCGATGTGCGCGGACGACCAGTCGCCGGCAAAGCCGAGCTGATTGTCCGTGCCCGCGGTGGCACCGTTGTAGTCCGTCATGAACACGCCCTTGGTGTTGTACACCGGGGCGCCGAGCAGTGCGGGAACCGCACCATCGGTCTGCACGTTGTTGATGAACAGCGGCCTGCCCGTGGTGTCCTCAGCGCCGAGCAGAAGCCCGCGCGCCTGCGGAGACAGTGCCCATCCGTTGAGCGTGCCACCGCCTGTTGCGATGGCCTGGTCTGCTGCGACCAGACCCTTGTAGGTCTTGCCCGCGATGCCGACCGTTGCAGCGCCTGCGAGGGTGTCGAAGTTCGATCCCGGAGCAGCCGCGCCACCGAAGATCGTCTTGTCGAGCTTCAGCGCGAGGGCCTGCGGCAGCTTGCGGACAACCTCGGCATACAGGCGCGCCTTGTCGCGACGGAACTGGTTCGAGAACGGCACGATGACGGCCATCGTGTACGGGGTCATCAGCTTCGAGCTGAAGGTGGGGCGATCGACCGGCTTCTCGTTGGTCTCACCAACCCACTCAGCCTCAGGCTCGCCCGTGATGATGTCGACAGACAGTCCCGAACCGGGAAGGTCGACTCGCTGCGAGAGCTGAAGTGCCGCAGATGCGTATTCAGCCCCGCTCCAGATTTCTGCGGACTGCTCGGGCGTCAGAGTGATGCCCGTGGTCGTCCGGTTGACGTCAATACCAGCCATGTCCCCTCCTTGGGGTGCTTAAAGGCCAACCGAGTCGAGCTGCTGCGCGAACTGGTCGGCGTTGGATGTCTTGCCCGCACCCTTCGGCCCCTGAGAGGGGTCCGCTTTCGGGAACGGATTCGGAGTGTTGTCGGGGATGAGTTCACGGAGTGAGGCGGCATCCGCCTTGATCGATTCCTCGTCGTCGCCCTGCAGGCGTGCGATGAGGTTCTTCGGAAGACCCTCATCGATGCCTGTGTTCAGACGTAGGATGGTCTTCTCGCGGGCGGCGACGTCACCGGTCAGGGTGGCGTTCTCCTCCTCGAGAGACTTGATCCGACCGAGTGCCTTTTCGAGCTCGGTCTTGTCCGCGTCTTCGATCTGCTGCAGCTTCGCCGCCGCGGCCTTCAATGCCTTCTCGGCGTCGTCGGCACGCTTCCGCTCTGCCACAAGGGCCTGCTTGCCTGCATCTCCAAGAGCCTCAGGGTCGCCCTGGGGCTTGTTCTCTTCCGACATGTGTTCTCTCCTTGAATCGCTCAAGTTGCCGACACGCATCGCACGTGCCGGGGTCTTTGTCCCGCTCGAGGCGGGAAGTCATCAGCCGACGAAGATGCCGTGCGACTGGTAGAAGTCGATCGCTGCGGCGCGGTCTCGCGCCTGCTGTGCCGCCCTCTCCGCGATCCAGCGGTTGTCACTGAAGTCGCGGATGCGCGGTTCGAGATACCCGGCGTCGCGCAGAAGCATGCGCCGCATCTCGGGATCGTCCGTCAGTTCGATGATCGATTCGGGCATCAACCTCGGGGGAACGGATCCATACCGCGAACCTCGACGGCGGGTGGTCGACGAGCCCAGGCCCGCCTGCGTTCGCCCATATACTCCGCGCTTCGTGGTCCCCTCGGTGGTGACGTACCCCATGATCGGCGTCCCATCCGGCTTGCGCCCGATCGTCTTCGGCTGGATACGGGATGGCTTGAAGGTGACCGCGCCATCCATGCGAGCGCGGTTGGCGCCGCGTCTGGCGTTGACGACTTTGATCGGATCGGCGCCTAGCCGGATGGCTTCTGCGCCTGCCTTCGTGAAGACCCGATCCTGCTCGGCGGTCGACAAGGAATCGAAGTAGTCGCCTGGTGTATCAAATAGGCCACTCGGAACCGAGGTGCCGACGATGGGGACTGTCGAGCACCGACAAGCGGGGTGTCGTTGGAAGTTGGACCGGAAGCGGTCCGCGCCCGCCAGGATCGCGCACCTGGAGCATGCCCCCGGGTTTACCAAGCGCACATAGCGGACGTACCCCTTGCCTGTCGCCGCGGCCATCGAAGCGGACCGCTCGACGTCGGCCAGCGCCGTCTTCATCATCAGCGTGAGATACGTGCCACCAGTCAGCATCGCGTCCGGTATCGACATCCCGGCCGCGATTGCCTGCTTCGTGGTCGTCACAGCGCCATGGAGCAAGGTCGACAAGTCGCGACCTGACCCATCGACGTCAACAAAGGCATCGGGGACCAAGACATCGCCCCACATCCCGTCCGCCAACGCAAGCTTGCCGGTGAGGGCCGAGGCCCCCACTGCGTTAGCCCGCGCCGCAGTAGCCGCAATCACAGAGATGTCCGTTGACACGGCCTCCCATGACGAGTCCAGGGAGGCCGGGTCAACCTGACGCCACTTCGACAGCGCGGCATTCGCTGCTCGGTCAAAACGTCGTATCGCGCGGTCCTGCGTAGCTCGAGCTTCGTCAGCGACACGCATTGACTACACCTCTTCGACGAACCTCTGGACGCCAGCAGTGAAGGACGACTCGAAGTCAGCCTTACGGCGCTCCTTCATCTGCTCGATCGTTGCCGGCGTCTCACCGATGCGCTCCTGTGCGGTCTCCCAGTCGACAAGGCCGACCTGGTACCGCTTCACAACCGCATCCGTCATCTGTGCGATCGTCGGAGTTCCCGCGTCGCGCCAGATCGTCTCCAGGCGGGTCGCGCTCAGATCCCATGACCCCGTGCGGAACCGCTGCACGAAACGCATCACGGTCTCCCACGAATGACCGAACGACGTCTGCTTCCGCTCCGCGTTCTTGATCAGCCGCGTCTCGCCTGCACGCTGCCCATCGGCGGACGGCGGGTTCTCCGTGTTCAGGCCGTAGTACTCGACCGGAAGCGAACCGACGCCAGAAGCGAGACGCGCGTAGACGTTGACGATCGTCTCGATGTTCTTCATGTCGGCCGCGTCGAACTGGAACGTCTTCGCGTCCTTGTTCGACAAAGCCCACACGGCACCGAAGTACGTTTGCCAAGCAGAAAGCTGCTGACCGTTCTGGTCAACGAAGTCGCCCTTAGTAGCGCCAAGCACTCCGCGCGCCGGCGCAATCATCGTCTCCTGCAGCAACTGCGCACCTGTGAGAGCGCGAGAAGCCGAATCGGCGATCGGGATGATGTCCTTCATCTCCGAAACACCCTCGAGGATGGAGAGGCCGGGTCGGCGGGTAGCGCGGTTGCGGTTCACGAGCGGAACGACCGGGACTGAACCCAGGTTGTGCCAATCGCGCTCAAACTCATCGACCCAGCGCGAACCCTCGCGGATCAGCCACCGCGTGTAGTTCGGCATGTACAACGTGATGCGCTTGTCCTGACCCGTGCCATCCTCCGGGTCATACGACCGCAGAGCGGCGGTAACGCGGTGAGTGCGAGGGTCACGCAGGGCGATCATCTCGTACGGGGACTCGACGGTGATCAGCGGGAAATTGCGATCGTTCTCGTTCGTGCCGATGCACACATAGGACCGAGACAGCGCCAACGCATCCGTGTGCGCGAACGATGCCCTCTCGTCCATGTTGTTGTACTGCCACACGTCCCACAGGCTCGAATCCGGCTTGCCGTCGCCTGCACGGAACCCCTGCACGTCCAGCCGTCGCTCGACCGCATCCACGGTTGTGCGGGGCCAGTTCAGCACCACGGAGAACGCTTCGAGCTCGGGCGGGATCTGCAAGCCCAGCTGCTCGAGCTTGTGTGCGCCCTCGTAGTACTCATCCAGGTGCTGCGTGGTCAGTCGAGACGAAACCAGAGTGTTCCGCAGGCTCGAGATGAACGATTCTTCGGTCACCGTGAGAGATCGATCCGTCAAAAGAATGACCACCGCCCACCCCCTTACCTGAAAACAACAACCTTGGATTCGACCTGCTCGTAACCGGACGCGCGGGCATCACTTGCAGCCTCATGCGCGAGCACAGAACTCATCGCGAGGTCGATCTTCTGCGTCTCAGACGCCTTGAAGATCAGGTAAGACGGGTACGGGTTCCGGGCGACCTCGACTGCGTTGCGGATGTGAGTCGCCACGGTCGGATTGCCGTCGTGGCTGAAGCCCGAATCGGGCGACACGACATCAGTCTTGAACCGCTCGAGCGCCGCATGCATCTGCTTCGGCCGGTACGTCTCCCACCGGAAGACCCGGCCTTGGAAGCGTCCCTCGAGCTCGGAGATCTCCGACTGCCAGTACGGCGGATCGAAGTATGCGCGAGCAACATCGAATGTGTCGAAGAGTTCCTCGAACGCCGCCATGACTTCACCACGGGGTACGCGACCATCGTGCTGCGTGGGGTCCCAGATCGTCAGGCGCCCACCGTGGTACGACGGCGTGAACTGGTAGCCGTCGAGCGTTTCGGCGCGAATGCCAGTCCAGTCGTTGACGTCTGACCCGTCGAAGCCGAGTACGATCGCACTTCCGGGGGCGACGATGCGAGGCTCATGCTTGAGCTCCCACTTCTTCGCATCCATCCACGCGCCGGAACCGGCGACGATTCGGTTGCCGAAGAACCGCTCAGCGTCGGCAGGGTCCTTCTCGAGCAGCTCAGCCGCCTCTGCCTCAATCGCGTCAACCGAGACCCAGGGAGCCGCGCGATAGTTGAACGCGAAGATCTTCCGCCGCTCAGCCTTGTTGCGAAACGAAAGATTTGCCGGCGGCTGCTGAAAGTCCTTATTGATGTCCGCGGCCTGCGACTCATACGTCTGCTGAGCCACAGAATCCTGCGCCGGGTCCCACGAGTTGGTCGTCTCGATCGAGCGCCCGCCCATGCCCGCCAGGCCGCGGCGCTGCGTCCGAGCGAGCTTGTGCCCACCATTCGACGCAACCCACAAGCCCGTCTCATCTTGCGCCGCGAAAGTGATTCGCTGGCCAAGACGAGAGTTCGCCTTTGATGTCACCACGTCGATGCGGCCACCACCAGGAAGACGGATGAACTCCTCGCCCGTCTTCGGGATCAGATCCGTCAACGGCCCCTTGTCGATCATCGGGCGAAGCGCGTCGTACGTGTTGTCTGTCTGATCCTCCGACGTTGCGGTGATCTGAATCAGTGGAGTCGACCAAGGGCGCCCCATCGGCTCGCGCTCTTCGTACTCGTACTCCCAGCCACAACCGCAACCGAAGTCGCGGCAGTCATAGACCTCGCCACCGTGGGCGCGGCCCGTGAAAACCACCGGCCCCACTCCCTCAGCGCAGACGAACGCGCCGATCAACGGAGACTTGCCCCACTTCTGTGCACGAACTAGCTGCGAACGACGGAACGTGAACGCATCAACAGGTTTCACGATGCGACCAGTGTCAGCATCCTGCCGGACGCGGTAGTGATTCACTACGAACGCGAACTGCTCGCCGCCAAGCTCAAACGGACGACCAACGTCATCACCATCAGGGATGACACAATGCGCCTCGATCCAAGCAGCGACAACCCCGAGGGTGTCAGACGCTTCCATCGACCACCTTCAGACGGTCCTTCATCGTCGGACCCTTCTTGGCCGGTGCTGCTCGCTTCTCACCAACCTCGTCGGCAGAGAACTTCCAACGCAGAGCGTTCATGCCAACAGTGGATAGACCAAGCTCCGCCTCCATGCGGAGAACTGGAGCGATCAGTCCGACAGGAGCGTCGTCAGCAGCAACCGACCGAAGGTACGCACGCACATAAGCGGCGACCTGATACTCAAGCTCAAGATGCGCCCACATCGACGCTTGCGGCTTCCTCCAGAGGCGCTCCCACAAAGCCGACTCGGCGGCAGACATCGAAGGAAGCGGGCACTCGGGAACGACACCGATGAAGCCGCCAGAGGGAAGGGTCAGCCAGTCCTTGTCGCCAGCACGATCCCGGCGAAGCGCATTCGGATCAGGCGCCGGCCCACTTCGAGCGTGTCCGCCACTGGGCATGACAACCTCCAGGGAGTCGAACATTCGAGCGACCGGAACAATGTTTGACCTGGCGGACCAAAAGTTGCCCTCCCCGGCGGTCCGGAAGAAGTAGGGCTGAGGGGGTGGTGCCACCCCTGTTGCACTTGGACTCGAAGGCCTATCCGATCAACGTCCGTTTGTGGCTCGGTTGCAGTGTTGGTGCTCGGGTCCGCGGTACTTGCTGCGGTCATGGTCGTCGTGTCCGAGGTCCCATGGTTGGTCGGGGTGGATCAGCGTCTTGCATCGCCAGCAGAGGACAGTGCCTTGGGCGACGAGTGGCGCCCATTGCGATCGGAGTTCATCGTGTCCTCTGTCGTAGCCGCGCTGTTGCCGTGTGCCTCGCGTGCGCTCACGTTGCACTCGATGTATCGAGCACCGGTCTACCTCAGTGGGGGTCGGGCATCCAGGTACGTTGCACACGCGCATGGTCTTAGTCCTCGAGCCAGTCGCGCATGGGTCGCATGATGCGTGGGCTGGCGTGGTTCTTGCGTGCTGCCACCATCACGCCACGCGGTCAGGCAGGTTGTTGGTGAACAGTTGATTGCGGAGAGATATCGCCGCCCGCTCCGCCTCTTCGATTGTTGCGAACTCGCCGCCAACGTAGCGGACACCGTTGTGCCCTACCGAAGCTCGCCACTTGTTCCGACTCTTGAGTTTGTGCACCCCTCGAACGCCGGAAGCTGAGCCTAGGTTGTTCACCACGTTCTCCATGTTCACCTTGTGCGTGGTCACTTGGAGATGCTCGGGGTTGACGCAGTCGCGCACCCGGCACGTGTGGTCAATGACGAGACCCTCGTCGATCTTGCCCTTTGTGAACTCGTAGGCCAACCGGTGAGCGTAGGCTATCTTCTCGCCATCGGAGATCTGTCCATACCCGCCACTATGGTGCGCGGCCGTCCAGATCCAGCACCCTTCCGACTGCTTGTCGACGCGGGACCAGAACCACTCCTCGAGCGTCACGTCGGCCGGGCGCCTTTTCATCTTGCGAAGATCGATCGGGTCGCCGTACTTTCTGCAACGCCTGTAGTGCCGCAGGCAATAGCTTCGGGCGTACTGTTCACATTCACAGTCTTCGATGACGCATACGTTCATGGCTTCTCCCATGTCGGTGGGTACAAGAAATGCCCACCGCGTGAGAGCAACCTCACCGTGGGCACTCAACCCCCGACAGGGTTGAGCAGTCTTGCGAATCTTCAGTCGAAGTCTTCCCAGCGAACGCTTGTCGGCTTTAACTTCGGGCTGGGGACGCCTCGGCGAGCCATCTTGATCTCTTGCAGACAGTCGGACTCACACCGCATAATCACTGCCCAGGATGCATCTTCGCGTCCACAGAGCTCGCAGGTGTACACGGTCACGTCCATGGCTCTCTCGTGATGACCCCGGCGTGTTTGTTCCAGTAGCGCGGTTTGCAGTCGGGGTGCGTTTCGGGCGGGTTGCGCATGAAGATCATGTCGAGTGTGGGTTGTTTCATGGCGTACGCGATGATCGAGAGCGTGATGCCGGCGACGATGCCGAGTGTGATCTTCACTGCGATGCGCGCTTCTCTTCAGCGCGACACCTTCCACAGAACGTCTTGTCTGCGTGAGTAGTAACTCCGGTTGCTCCGAGGTGATAGACGCGGACTCGACGGAGCGCGTCGAAACCGCAATCGATGCACTCGCCCGCTACAGGGACTACGTATCCGTCAAGGCGGATGGTGACGGTTGCCATGTCACGCCGCCGATTCACTCTCGGTGCAGGTGTGAACGGGAGCGTCGACGTCGACAACGAACAGCCAGTCCAGAAAGTTCGCATCGATCTGCGAGGCGTTCATCCGCACTGCCTCGGCGGAGAGCGAGGCGTAGTCAGTCGACTTGCGCATGCCGATGTCGGGCTTCTTCCCGTTCGGCCAGCGCTTCTCGAAACCGGCAGTGTCCGGCTCCCATGCTTCAGATCCTCGACTCGGTCGCTTCACGGCACGCTTCTGTGCGGTGAGCGCGTACATGACGACCATCGTCAGCCTCCTGCGTTGAGGGTGGGTATCGAAGGAAGATGGGGTTGACCGTGCAGTGACCGTCCCCAGGCATTGATCCTGGACGCACCCGGTGGGGTTGCTCTGCCGATTGAGCTAGGACGACCACTGCACGGAGATGTTGTGTGTGCCCCGTTATCTGCCGACGGGACAAGCGCGTATTCAGATGTTGCGAACCGACCGGGATTCGCTGAGTGCCGTTGTTATCCGGCGTCTCGACCGCCGCTTGCCACGTGGGGTACACGGGAGTACAAAAATCCCCGCCAGTCACGGATGACGACGGGGAACAAAGGACGAGGGTGGAAGTTTCGACACTTCTGCCCTGCGGGGTCGATACTACGGCAAAACTACACCGTTGTCATTCACTTCTTGCCCGCGTGTCTCGCCGTCGTATGCGAGCGCCCGTTGCGCGAACTCTCCCGCTCGTGATTCTCCACAGGCTCGGCACGTCCACCGCACTGAAGCGAACGGCGCGTCTGGGTCGTAGTCGATGACGATCGGGTGCCTGACGGTCTCGCCTTCATCGTTCACGTATTCGTCTGCGTTGCACTCGGGGCAGGGCTTGAGCCATTCGAGTGTCGATCGCGGTGCGAGTTTGCTTCGGATGAGCGCCGACCAGGATTGCAGTTCACGCAGGTAGAAGTCCGTGTCATCCTGGCTGCTGAGTATCGCGACGTGCCATGCGCGAAGATCCTTCACGGGGTCTCGTTCAACCTTCGCGCCGGCCATGCGACACCAGTCTCCGATCGTGGAGGTGATGCGATGGAACTGCATCAGGGCGTCGGCGTCGAGGATCATCCGAGTGTGGCTTGCGGATCTGCCTCCCGATCTCCCAGTGGTCGAGTGAATCGCGTCCTCGAGTTGCACGAGGAGCGCGTCTTCGGTTGCCCATGTGTGTCCGTCGTCGGTTGCGATCTTCACGTTACGTGGAAGGGTCAAGTCATCCACGACGTCTAGCAGTTCACCCATCGGTCTCCGCTCCTTCCTGCTTCACCGGCACCCACGGGCCAGCCGATATGGTCTTCGACCGTCGCAGGAGTTCGTAGCCCTCATCAGATCCGCGGCGCACCGCAACACGTGCAGCGGTCTCACCTATCGAGTAGACGTCGTCCTGATCGGGGTATGGCTTCACGCCGTACTCCCATTCCGGTTCGGCTACGACACCGGCACGCGCCCGGTCGGCCTCGATCGCTTCGAGAAGCTGCGTAGTCATGTCATGCCGCTGGTCGACCCGCCCGCAGTCGTAATCGGTGGACGAGTTGTCCGGTGTCGCGTTCCACTGATCCGCCAGCCGCTCGACGGCGCTCTGATCAGCCATGGTTCTCCCCCTCTCCCTGCTCGGTGACGGCGGATGCAGCACGCAGAGCGGCGCGCATACGGTCGCGGTTCCAGTCGGTGGACGATCGATCGATGTAGTCGCCCGGGTAGTCGCGATGGGCGGAGATGGCGGCTTCTACCTGCGCGTCGGACGGTTCGCCCTGCGGCTCCGGGATGCCACGAAGATGCGGGATCGCCGCGCGGATGACTCGCTCAGCTTCCCGGTAGTTACGAACGGCCTCCGCGTCACTCCTTGCACCCTTTCTCACCGCTGCGAGGCTTGCGAGTCGAATGTCCTCGGCGCTCGGCTTCATCGTCACTGAACGTCGAGAGGCAAGAAAGGCGAGGATTGCGTCTGCTTCCCGGAGTGCGTTCGGATTCGTCCCGTGATCGTAGACGGTGAACAGGAACTCGCTCAGCGCTTCCCTCTCGCCGTCGGTCGGGGGGTGCGCCTTCTCGAACACGGCCAGAGCGGCGCTTGCAAGGGTCAGGTGCTCGGCCTGCTCTGCGCCCGTGGCACGCTCCCACCCCTCGGGGTCATTCGCGGCCCACATCGCCTTCGCAGCTTCCTCGATCAGCTTCTCGTTTTCGATCATCGGTCTCTCCTCGCATTCGGGCAGTCGGGTCGTCCAAATTTCGACCACGGGTTGCGGCAGAATCCGCAGACGTGTGGGTTGTCGGTTTCCCGGTTGTGTTCTTCGAGTTCGGCGAACGTGACCGCCTCTGAACGAATCACCGGTCACCCTCCTTCCTGGTCTCCTGGAACTTTCGGACATGCGCGTCGAATGTGCCGCCGCCGAGTTTGCCTGGATAGTGCGTGCCCATTGCCGCCAAAGATGCGGCGCTCCTCACCGTCACGTGTGCGCGACGTATCTCGGGGACGGTCGGTTCGATGTACCACTTGCCGGCGCGGTCGTAGCGGACGATCTCTGCACCTGCACTCGTCAGGCCATGCACGGTGCGATCCGAAGCGCGCATCATCGGTCACCCCTGTCGACGGTCACTTCGGGGAGTCCGGGTGTTTCGTCGTGGATGCCGAACCGTGCAACCTCAGCCTTTTCGGTTGCGGTGAGTGGTGGTGCGGGTGTCGTGTTCATGTGAGTCGTTCCTTTGCGAGTTGGTCGATCGCATCCGTTCGGTGCGACAGATCGGTGATGATGACCTCGAAGTGCGGTGTGCATCCGGGTCTGTGTTCGATTCGCGGCATGAGCTTCACCATCAGTTCGGGTGTGTCATCCGCGACGATGTGAGCCGATACGCCCTTGTCCGCAGCGAGCCCGTCGAAGATGGCTTTGGCGAAGGGTGCGGCGTTGTCTGCGTCTCGGCGTCGTTTGTCTGCCACGCACCAGATCACTTCAACCTGGCATCGTTGCATCGGCGTGATTCCTGCTTCGATGGCGAGGTGTTTCACGAGTGCGCGAACCTCCGCAGTGGATCGTGCTTTCGTGGCCCAGTGGCCGCGCCAGTTCGCCGAGAGACCGTCTGGTGGTTTCGTATAGCCGAGTTCGAGCGCCCATGTCATGGCGTCACCTCGGGCACTCCGGGGCGCGAAAGAAGTTCCCGGAGAGCCGCAGCGGCTTGCTGGGGGACGACGCCGTTGCCGCATGCTTTCAGTTGCTCAGCGCGGGACAGCCCAATCGCAGGATCAGTCACCCAACCGGCAGGCCAGCCCATCATCCACTCTGTGAGTTCGGGGTTCAGTCGAGCATTTCCAGCCCTTCCATCCATCCGCACCGGGGCTGGCGCGCCGCGACCCATCGCTCTCCCCCAGCGCTCCACGGCTTCGGCATAGGGGCCCCAATCGGTTCCAGGAACAACGACCCCTTGAGGGCGCTCTCCGTCAGATCGGCTGCCTCCCATGGCGTAAGACATCTCGGTTGCTGATCCACCGCGAGTTGCCCTTGGCGTCGGCATCAATCGACCGCCGGCAGCTTCTACCGCCAACCCAGGTAGCAACTTTTCCGAAGCGCGTACTCCGCCGCGCTGGGCATTCCCGCCCGTGGCATTCCCTACGGTGGGCGTGGGAAGCAGTCTAGAGATGTCGCGCATCTGGGGCGCGAAATCGGACTTCGCAAGGTTCTTACTGCCCCCCGTGCCATCGGACACGATAGGGGTAGGGAGCAATCTCAGATCAGCGCTTGGACCGCTGATGACATCGTCAGGTCGCCCGAAGAGCCGCGCTGATTCGGCCCACCCTTCTCTCCATCCGAAGCTCGAGGGGTTGGAAGATACCCGGTCGCGGGGCCAGGCGAGGATGAAGACGCGGAACCGTCCATGGGGCGCTCCCACGTCGGATGCTCGAAGACCGACCCACTCCGCATCGAACCCGAGCTCGGCCAGGTCTCCGAGTACGGCTCCAAGTGCCCGCAGAACATGCCTTGGGTCGTCTCCCACACAGAGCGGGCAGGGTTCCATGTCGACAGAGGCGTCGGCTGATAGAAGTCCTTTGACATTCTCGATTACCACCCAATCTGGTCGTACTTCGTCGATGATGCGCGCATACTCCGACCAGAGCCCTGAGCGCGTTCCGTTCTTCATCCCGCGGCGCCGGCCGGCGAGGCTGACGTCCTGGCACGGAAACCCACCAGCCAGGATCTGAACTCTCTCTGGGTTGGTGAGCTTGGTCACGTCGCCATAGTTAGGAACGTCAGGAAAGTGGTGGGTGAGAACCTTGGATGGCGCCGCATCGAGCTCTGCGAACCATGCCGGCGTTGAGCCAAAAACCTCGTCGACCGCCATGCCGAGACCACCGACGCCTGCGAACAGTTCACCGGATCTCATGAAGTCTCCTGGGGCAAAGAAGAAGCCCCCGTCGTTGCGGGGGCTTTGCGGTTCGGGTCTGGGTTGTGTGCCCATCCGGCTGTCCTTCGTGATCCGGTGACTTGTCGTCTTTCGAGTCCGAGCTTGTCTGCGATCTGTCGGTCTGTGAGTCCTTGGTTGAGGAGTTGGCGGAGGACGTGTCGTGGGATGAGTGCGTGTTCACTGCCGCGTGCTTGGTTTGCGGCTGCACGTCGGTCATTGGGGCTTGCACCTGTCCGCGTTCCTGGTCGTGCTCGTTTGGCTCTGAGATCGGCTTGTGCGGCCGCCTGTGCGCGTTCCTGTTCCTCGGTGACGAACTCGGCTGCGGTCATACCTGCGTCGAGTGCTTTGCGAAATGCCCAGTCGCCGACGAACCGCGTGTGAACTACCGCGCATGACACATCGGACGGGCAGTGAGTGGTCTTGCATCCACCCTGGAAGCCGTCGATCGTGCCGTGCGGGTAGTCGAGATTCGTGATGATGTCAGCGTTCATGCTGTAGTCCTGTCTTCGGCGCCTCGTTGGTAGCCGACTTCGTACAGTCGTTGCCCCCAACGCTGCGAGGCCTTGTGTTCGCGGCGCTCCCTTGCAAGGTTCTTCTCGAGGTCACGCATCTGCTGGTGGAGTTGCTCGCGACGTGCGATCTCGGCATCCGCTAGGCGTTCCTGCCTGATGCGGATGCGTTCGGCCGGCGTCGGCGGCTGATACACGAGGCCCAGCTGAGTGCCCTCTGTGTACTTGACCGTCTTCGCGTCGACGTTGAATCTCTCGGACTCGATGCGTCTAGGATCGATTGCTGCGAGCCAGTCCCAGTCATCCGCCGTCGACCACGACTCAGGCATGGCGGTTCTCTCCCTGGCCGGCGAGGGCGGCTGCTCGCGAGATCGGGCACGCCATCGAATGCAGCGGTGGGCGCTGATCGTGGCGGCAGTTCGTCCGACCTCCTCCACATCGCGGATCGCCAGAGCGAGTGGAGTAGTAATCCCAGTCCGGATCGAAGTCGTAGCTACCCCACTCGCTCGGCTTCTCGTTGTCAGTGCTCATGTGCTTCCTCCGTCTATGGGAAAGGCCACTACCCGAGTTGTTCGGGACAGTGGCCTGTGGGTGTTGTTGCGTGATGAACCTCACCGCGGCTTAGCGTGTTCTTCGATGGCCTGAGCGACCATGGCGTTCCAGACTTCACGTCCGGGGAACGTGTTGCGCCTCGGCTCGATGGGTCTCATTGCCCGTTGCCGCGACTCTTCTCGTTCTCGTTCGCGCTCAATGCGAGCAACACCGGCTGTGATGTGCGCCGGCTGCAGATAGGCGGTTGACTCCTTGAAATGCGCGTTGACCGCCCGCACCGCATCCAAGTAGTCGACCTTCGCCATGAGCGGTGTCCACGCCTCGATGGTGAGCGCGTCGACTTGCCGGTTGTCGATGACCTGGATGCGTGCGAGCAACATGGTGAGTTCGTCTGTGTTCACGTTCCGAGCTCCTTCGTCCCGAGTGATGTGATGTTCCTGCCTGCTACCTGTCGTCCAGCGGCGGCAGTTTGTTGTGCGCGTTCGGTTGGTGTGAGGCGGTTTGGCTTGCGGTTGTCTGCGTCTCGTCTCAGCCAGTTGCGCCATGTAGCGATCCAGTCGATTTTGGTTGCCTTCGCACCGGACTCCGCTCGCCAGTAGTCGACAAATCTTCGCGTTGACGCATCGGCATCCACATTGGGCACTTCTTCGACCGCCCACTGCCTCATCTCGGTTGTGAGCATGAACGGTTCAGGGATGCGGGTGCCGCGCTTAGCGGCCCCCCTCTTCTTCGTAGAAGAAGAGGTATCTCTCTCTATCTCTATCTCTGCTTTCGTTTCGCTAACCGATTCGGAAAGCGATTGGGTTTTCGGCGGGCGGCCACCCTTCTTCCCGTTTTCCGCGTTGGCCTGGGATCTTTTCTCCACCTTCGCGCGAGACTCTTGAAGATCAAGGAATCCGTGCAGCTCGTAGTCACCCGACTCGACGCGCACCAGAGAGGGAGTCGCTTCGTCGTTGGTTAGCAACTCGCTTAGCGTTTCGGAACCGAATCGCTTTGCGTATCGAGCAGGGATCTTGCCGTCAGTGAGGTACTTCCTCGCGTACAGGATCATCGAAACGTGAGCCCGAAACGCTGCATCCGAGAGGCGTTCGATCTTCGGGTGGTCGGCGTAGTCAAGGTCGAGCTTTGCGAACAGGATGCCGGCCATGAGTTCTCCTCTCTACGCGAATCATGCGAGTGTCCCGTCGAGTTCTGCGCGCTTGTCAATGAGCGCGGCACGAATCTCGGGCGTCTCGTGGATGCCGAGTGACTGTGCGTGCTTCTCGATCGCGTCGAGCTTGGTGACGTCGACCGCAGCATGAATCGCGGTTAGTGCGCGCGGAACATCGTCTCCGGCTGCAACGGGTGCAGGCGCGTCTCCAAGCGGCTGGATGACGAAAGGTGCCCGCTTGCCTCGAGTCACTGTGAGTGCGATGGAGAGCGGCTTGTCGATGTGACTGAGTGCGGCGATCTTGATGCCGCCCACCTTGTCGCGGCCGAACGTGACTTCTGGGTCGCCGTAGAGCTTGATCCTGCGACCGGCGTATGTCGAAGCCTCACTCCCCCACGCGGCGACGAGAACGCGACGCATGGACTTGGACGGCTTGTACGGTCGCCCGGGGAACTCGACAAGATGTACTTCGACGGGCTGTTCTGCACTCCCCTGTCGAACCTCTGCGACAGTGACTGTCTTCGGTCCTGCAACGTAGTCATCGAAGTTCTGTTGGTCGCTGCGTGGGGCCGTGCTCGCACTGATGTCCATCACGCGATCTCCATTTCGTCTTCGTGCTCGTAGATGAGCCAGTTTGGGGGTGCGAGCAACTCGCCTTCGATACCCGGCCACGTGTTCGTCTCCATGCACCGCTGGTAGACTTCGCGCGCTTCCTGTGCGAGCTTGCGTCCGATGTCGCGGTAGATGACGTCGAGTTCGTAGACCACGACGTCGTATGGCCCGGTGGTGGATGCGACGATGAACTTGAACGAGTCGAGTTCTTCGTCTGTCTCGAACCTGTGCACGTCGCGATACCAGGCTTCTTGCATGAAGTAGCCGTACTCGACGACGTGCTTGTTGAATCCGCGAGGCGTGACGTCGGCTGCGGTCTTGAGGTCCGCGCCGTCGTGATCCCCGTAGACATCGAACCGAGCTCGAACCGGCACGCCCTCAGGGGACTTTGAGAAGATCGACGTCTCCCGGTGTGGCATCTCGAGGATCTGTCGCGCTTCCTTGTTGGCGAGCACGGCTTCGGTGATCTTGTTGATGACGTTCACCTCGACGGACTTCATGGGCACGAATCCGTTGTCGCGCTGTTCGATCGCCCAATCCTTTGCGGCCTTGGTTGACGCTGCCCCGTTCGATGCGAGCAGTTCTTCCGGGTATGCGATGGCCTGCAGACCGGTGCCGAGCACCTTCGCGTGAACGGCGTGTCCGATGTCGAACGCGTTGGATGTTCTCGGGTGCATCCGGTCCCACTGGAACTTGGCCGGCGATCCCTTGAACGCGGGTAGCAACGAACGAGCGCCCGTGCTGGATAGCTCCGGACGCCGATGGTAAACCTCGTCTGGCATGTGGTGATCGATCACGATGCGTCCTCGATCCGGTAGATCATCTCGGCGGATGGCTTGTCCCATCCGAAGTAGCTGTGTGCTTCCATCTCTGCAGCGACATCACTGATTCGAGAGTGGAAGCTACCGCGCGGATCGATGACATCCCAGTCATCGAGTCCGCGCCATGCGAGCGCTCGCTGACTGTCGACCTCGTTGCGAAACAACCACACATCCCCGCGCTTGGCGTCGTCCCAGGGTTGCTTCGCGGCCTCATGCTGGAAGTACTCGCGGAGTGCCTCGACCTTCTCGGGGTTCATTCCAAACGTGGACGGGTCGCGCCCCGGGAGCTGAAAGCCAATGCCGTTGGCGAGGATGAGAACCTTGACCCCGTTGCTTGCTGTGTACTCACTCATGGCATTTCCATTCCGATGATGCTGAGGCCGTCGTAGATGGCTTCTCGGCGTGCTTCGTTGTAAGCGGCCCTCCACATGTGTGGTGGGTAGATGTCGATGACGTAGGTGTCTCGCATGACTTGCCAGCACCCTGATTCGCTGTGTGCAACACGGACCTTCATGCGTCGCCCCTCTCGATGCGTGCTTGGGTGAGCGTGTCGAGTGCGATGCGAACCTGGTCCTGCCTGTATTGCAGGTTCGATGCGGCTACCTCTTCGGCTTCCTGTGCGAGCTGCAGTCTGTGTTCGAGCTCGGCGATCGAGGTCATGACAGGCCCAGCCCATCCCAGACTTCCCCTGCGACGCCTATGCGCAGTTGGTCGAGATCGAATCCGGCATCCTCTTTACGGCTGTCGGCTACCCATCCGGCCATAGTGATCAGGTTCGCGATGCGCTGCTGCTCGACGAGTGCGAGAGTTGCGGATGCCTGTGCGAGCGTGGCCTGGAAGGTCGCGTCGTTGATGATGCCCGCGTTTCGAAGCTTGATGCCGTTCTGCATAGCGTTCTCAGCGCGACCGGTGTGGTCGATACGTTCAGTCATTGCGTTCTCCTATCCGAAGCAGACCGGGCACGCGCAGTGAGGCACGTACATGGGTCGGTACTTGCAGTGGGGTGATGGTTCGTGTGCGGGCATTCCTGGGATGGGATTCGCGCACCGGACACAGTCAGATTCAGTAGTCGAGCGGCTCACGGAACCACCCAGGGAAGAGGTCGGAGCATCCACGCTTCACTCCCTCCATGCGAGCTTCTGGGCCGTAGTAGGAGATGCCGTCTGGCACCATGACGACCCACCAGAACTCGTGACGTTTCCGGCAGTGGAAGCACCATCGCTCACCTTCTGAGCGTCGGCTCGATTCCTTCATGCGCGCGCCACAGATGACGACATCAGGGCTCTCGACGCACCAGTCAGCGGTTTCGTCGCTCATCGCCCCAACCTCGCGAACCGTGCGGCCTCTGCGAACTCGAAGCCGGCGTGAACGGATGCTTCCCATCGGTTCGTCTCCTTCGTGCGTCTCCCCGAACCTCGGCAGGACACGCATTCGTGTTCGTCTTCGTAGTCGGTGCTGTTGTTCACCGTGTTGAAGCCCCATCCAAAACAGGCGAGGCAGTAGTCGTGGATCGCGGAGTTAGGCGTGCGGGTCATTGCGCGGTCTCCGAATCTCCGCATCCGACCACGCCGCCAAGATCAGCGCCCGTTTTTCGTGCTCGCAGTGGAGGCACTCGGGATCGAAGTGATCTTCCTGGATGTGGGAAACGTGGTCTTCCGCAGTCACGACCGCCTCCGTTCTTCATGCGTGCTTCCGGGTGTTGGTCGTGTGCCGTTGATCGCGGCCTGACCAACAGTGATGATCGCCTCATACTCGGCATCAAGCTCGGCAGTCACAGCAGGATCACCTCACTCGTTTCTCCGCGATCTGGCATCTGGATCAGAAGACGCCTGCCCTCTGCGTAGACGCCCTCTGCGAATGCCATGAGTGAGATCGCGCGTCGTACGGCTTCCGTGGCGGTCACGTCGTGCTTCTGCATGTAGTCGCGGATCGCCCGAGCTGTTTCCGGGTTCATGTTGACGCTCAAACGCGTCAAGCCATCACGGGTCACGGCGCCTGCTCCCCGGGCGTGACCACTGTGCCACCTTCGAACAACGTGATCGTGTCGCCCCGGTAGGCGATCTGCAGTCCGACGCCATTGCTGGTCGCGATCTCAACCCCGCGGCGCGATGGCATCCAAGAGTTGAATGCTTTCCCGAGCCATGTCTCAAACTCCGAAGACATCTCGCCGTCGAAGACACGCGACTGTGGCTGATGCTTGCAACGATGCAGCCCTGCATGCCCAGCAGCGAGCACACATGGCTCACATTCGCCGTGGAAGTCGAACGTGCATTGCTCGGTGGCCTGATCTGTGTTGTTCATCACTTCTCTCCTTCGAGTGCTTCTGCGAGTCGGTCAGCGTTCCCAGCGATGTGGCGGCAGAACTTCGCGTACGCACGAAGACGGCGCGCGCGCATCCGATCCCGCCAATGGCCGAAGCGGCGGAACCACCTCATGGCGTCACCACACAGTTGTCGGAGTGGATCGTCTGCACCTGGAACCAGTCACACGTCCGGTCGAATGCGCGCGGGAGTGTGATGACGAACGTTCCACCAGGCGTGTAATTCTTCATGTGCGGCTGGTTGTTCGTCGGCTGTCCCGGTGCACCCAGGTTGTAGTGGATCTCCTTGAAACCGGACTGTCGAACGGTCACATCGACCCAGTTGCGTGCGGTCGTGCGGAACAGGATGATCATCGTTTTGCCGTCGAACGTCACAGCTTGCAGGTCACCGTCGTAGGGGTTGCGTGGGGTGCAGACGAGTGTGGGCGGTTTGGGCGGAAGTGACGCTGCTGCGAGTGGTGTTGCGATGGCTGCTGCGATCACAGGGACCGACCATGCGGCACCAAGGACGATCGTTCTGCGGGTGGGTTCAGACATGTGGGGCTCCGTTTCGGGGCACGAAAAAGCCCGGACTGCGCGAGTGCTTTCCGGGCTGAGAGTGAATAGCGATCAACCTGCGGGCGGGAATCCGTTCCATCCGTCTTCGAACTTGTACGTCCGAACGTGGCTGAGCTTGAAAGAGACGACGCCGGGAGTCGGACGATCCCGCAACGCCTCCCACCCCTCACGCTTGATCAGGGTGACGTCATCGCTCTTCGTCAACTCGGCGACGACTGCCAGGCACTTCGCGCATGCCTTCCGCTTGGAGGTGACAGCTTCATCGATATCGGCGGCGGTGAGAGTCTTCCGAAGCCCACAGTTCGCCGCGATCTCGACCTTGTTCAGCACCGACTTCTTGATGTCGGATGACAGATAGATGTGCAGTCGCTTGGCCATGTCTTGCATCCTTCCATGTGGGTTGAGAGTGGGGCCGGTGGAGTGAGGTCTCACACCGGCCCCGAGGATTGCTGGGAGTCGCGGTCCAACGACGCGCGCCTGATGCGGTCTCTCGATCGCTTGTTAGACGCGCGGATGCAAATTCTGCATAGACGACAGATGTTTCCGGACGGCAGTTTCTTCAACTTCGAGTTCTCATCCGTGAGCTCGTGCCCGTGAACACAGACTGGCTCTGCTCGGAAAGGATTGACATCTCCGTGTCGAAGCGCGTCTGCGTAGTTCTCTGCGTGCGTGCCGAATCGCAGATTCTCCAAGCGGTTGTTCGACGGGTCGCCATCGAGGTGCCGGACGAGCAGGTTGCTCGGGCCATAAAAGGCCGTCGCCACGAGGCGGTGCACCCTGTGAGAACGGCTACGCAACTTCACGACCTTGTACCCGGAAGGGTGGGTGCGCGGTGAGAGAATGTGCCCTGCGTAAGTTCTCGGGCCATCGACAGTTCTCTTGACGCGGCCCAGATTCGACACCTCGTACTGGTCCTCGTATCCGAATACCGGCTTCCACTGCTCCTCTTCCATGCCCCTCCCCTTTCCATTTGCTTGTGCGCAGCCGGGATTCGAACCCGGACAACCCCGTACGGCTCTGCGCTACCTCAGTCCGTTCCTAACGAGTCGTCAGCGCACCTCTATGCGCCTCGTCGTCGTGTAGCAGCAGACACCGCACATGCGATGAGGAATGTCTGCCCCCGTAGCCACTGAGGTCAATCTGTTTCTTCTTCCTTCGATCCGCTTCTCGGCTTCTCACCTTCGCGGTCACCCCCAGCCACTGCGATCAGCACACGTGAACCACCACGTCACCGCGAACAGAACCCTGCTGGGTTACTTCCCTGTTGAGTTAGCCCCGCTCATTTCTGCCGGTGGTCGACCGGGATATGCGGGGATTGAGTTGTCAGATGGCCTGCAAAATCGCACGCCGAGTAGCGCCATCAGCAGCGAGCCGATGGAGCCGGATCGGATGACGGGGATCAGCCGGAGAGGTTTGCCAGACGCTCAAGAACAAGAGCGAGATGTTTGATCTGATGGCCGTTCATCGTGTCGACCAAATTGCCCCAATTGCGGGGATCGATCATGTGCGGATCTAGCTCGAGCAGATCAAGCCAGTCCTCGGCCAGATTGCTCAACTTGATACCGAACGGCTTGTGATCCTCGAGGTAGATGGAACGCAGATCGAGGAGCGCTGGATTCGTCGGGTTCGTCTGCGGGTACAGGGTGGACGCGAACTGAGTCATGATGCACCGTCCCGCTTGATCGTGAGCACCTGGGTCCCATTCGCGAAGGCCTGAACGCCGTGCATGTACCGGTTACCAGCACAGATGAGCATGAAATCGTTCTGCACGATCCGCTCCTCGAACACTTCGCCGGTAGTCGGATCGCTCACGGTGACCTTGACTGGTTCGACGTGCATCAGGCCACCTCCTCGGCCGCACACGCACGGACATACCGATTCGACGGGCGACCAGAAGCAGTCACCACAACCGGGTCGGACGCCTCACGAGCCGCCCAGTAACGACGAGATGCACGGAACTCGAGGATGAGCCAGCCGTAGATCGCAGCGAGGGTTGCAGGGATCGCGAACCAGAGCGGGATGGTATCCATCAGCGCTTCCCCCCTCGCTTGGCCTTGCGACGACGAGCCACAGCCTTGGCGTGAAGTGCTTGCCGCTTCTGCTCGAGGATGCCCGCGAACATCTGCTCCTTGTAACGCGCGATTTGGTACTCGGCGCTGTAGATGTCGGGGTTCATGCCGCCTGCTCCTTGACTCGAGCGCGGTATGCAGCGGCGTATCCTCGCTGGCATGTGTTGCAGACGCGGTGCACGTGGCCGTCTCGCTTGAGAGACGTGCGGAGGTTACTGCCGGACAGAGGGTGGCCTGCGATGCAGTGAGTCTGGCGCTCGTTCTTCCGACGCGAGTTCTCAGCGCGGGTGACGAGCTCTATGTGGAAGACGTTCATGCACCGCTTGTTGCAGCAGAGGTGGTCGACCGTCAGACCTTCTTCGATCGGGCCGACCATCTCCGTGAAGATGACGCGGTGGGCAAGCTGCGTCTTGTGGTTGCCCACTCCGACCGATCCATAGCCGGACGACTGCACGGCGCCCTGCCAGATCTGGCAGTCACCCTCGCGGACGGTTCTCGCGAGGATCTGATCGGCGTTCATGACGCTCTTCCAAACTGCGCAAAGATCGGCGCCATGACTTCGTCAATCGCCTGGGCCATCTCAAGCTGCATTTGTTGCTCGAGCTCGGGATCGTGAGGCATTTCGACTTCACGGTTGTGCGCCACGTTGTACGGCGGGCGCTCAGAGCGGATGGCGCGCACCTCGGCCTCGGCGAGAGAAAGCTGATCCGGGTAGCGCTCTATCGTCATCTTCGTTGCCTCGTCGAAGAACCTCGACCGGTTGCGGTGTGATTCAATGCGAGCGAACAGAGAGATGCTCTTGCCGACGTAGAGCAGACGGTCGTCGGCGTCCCACCAGCGATAGAGAATGCACGCGCGGACGGTCATGCTGCACGCTCGGGCTTCTCGTTAGGGAGCGAGGAGATCCATCTCCTGGCCTCCTCGGCCAGGATGACCGGCTTGGTGCCGAAGTACGACGGCACCAGCTCTGACCGCTTGATGGCCTTCTGGATCGAATCCACAGACAGGTCTGTGGCAGCGGCAAGGTTCTGAACCGAGTAGCTGATCTTGTCGAGCTGGGCTTCCATTACGCTGCGACCTCCATGAATCGGTATGCGGGTACATGCAGAAAGCCGCCGATATGCACCAGCTCATCCAGCTGGAACGGAACGCGCCCTGAAAGGCGGTCCTCCATCTGGGAGGTGGTGATGTCGGCGGCTTGTGCGACGCTGTGGACGTCGGAGCCTGCCTCGCTCACTGCGAGGGTGACTCTTCTTGCGATGCCGATTTCGGCGTTCAACCTGTCCATATCGGTAGGCTACATGCCGCCAGCGGTTGCCGCAACCCTGTACCGGCACTTTTCTGGTCGATTTAGACAGATTCCGAATCTAGACTTGTAGGCATGTCATCCTCCCCACAGCCGCTAATCAGTCGCGTCGCCGCAGATGTCCTCACGGGCTACTACAAGCGGAAGCGACTCACGCAGGAAGAACTTGCCGAGCGATCCGACATCCCGCTCACAACCCTGCAGAAGAAGATGCGCGGCAATGCACCAATCTCAGCGACCGACTTGGTCGTGTTGTCGCGCGCCATCGGGGTCGACCCGGTGACGGTGATGGCCGAGATCATGAAGGAGACGGAACAAGCCGAACGTCTAGCGTCGGAGGGTATCCCTACGATCGCTGAACAACGGAAGAAGCGTCCGTCTGAGATGACAGAGGAGGAGTTGGATGCGTTCGAGGGGGAGCAAGCAGCCAACCGAGATCCAGAGATTGGGCACGACGAGCCTGAATCTCCCTAGGGGTCGCGACTACGACCCGTGGGAGCACGCGGATGCGCTCGGCATCCCGGTGTTCGTGCGCCGGCTTCGAACGGCGAACGGGATCTACTTTCGCGAGTACGGCGAGATCATCCTGAGCGATCGTCTCCGCAAGGGTGACCAGCGATTGACGCTCTCGCACGAGATCGCCCACTTCGAGCTTCTGCATCAGGATGATCGCCCCAAGCATGAGAAACAGGCCGACCAGTTCGCGGCGCAGAACTTGATCTGTCCTGACGAACTAGCCGACCTGTATGAGTGGTGCCCGGACGAGCGGAAGATCGTCGCTGAGCTCGGGGTGACTACGAAGCTATTTCGCGCGTACGTTCTGTCTCGGGCTGCGTGAACAGGGCCGAGAACTGGGTCATGGCCGCGGTCAGGCGGTCACGGTTCTGCGCCGACTGGTAGCCGCGGGTGGTTGTCCGCGTCGAGTGCCCGACGATCGACATGATGACGTCTTCGGGGATGCCTGCCGCGTAAAGCATGTCGACTGTTGCATGGCGGGCATCGTGCAATCGAGCATCCTTCTGGATGCCTGCTGCGGCTACCGCGGTGCGCCAGTCTCGAGATGCTTGATCTGGGCTGATGGGTCGCCCGTTCTTCGTGAACATGAGACCCCACTCGTTCGCGGGCGTCTCGACCATGTGCCGTTCGAGGATCGTCTTGAGCGGGTCGAGCAGCGGGATCACCCGCCAAGACTTCGATGACTTCGGCCGCGTCAAGTACAGGCCACCCGTGAGGTGACGGTACTCGTAGTCGACCGGAACGTCAGGGCGCCCATCCGTGCCCGATAGCGGGAGGCGGATGAGTTGCCAGGAAAGGTCGAGGACGTCCGTGACGCGCTCTCGTTCCAGTCCGAGCACTTCGCCCCGTCGTGCGCCCGTGAGGAGCGCTGTGGCCCACTGTGCGCCTTCTGGGTTGTAGCCGGCGCTGTCGTCGAGGACGTGCTTGAGAAACGTGAGCGCCTCGGGCAGATCGAAGGTCTCGAGGCTCGTTCGCGCTTTCCTCGGCGCCGCAGCGAGTTCGGCAGGGTTGCGTCCGATGCGACCTTCACGAACGGCCATCTTGAATGACACCGACATGGTGCGGTGAGCAAGTAGTGCCGTGGTGGAGGAGAGGCCTTTCGCGATGATGCTGTCATGCACGCGTCGAATGTGGGTGGCGGTGAGCTTGTCGAGCTTCACCTTCCCGATCGCGGGGATGATGTGGTTCTCGACGGTGCGCTTGTACCCATCGAACGTGTTCGGGCGCACCTCTTTCGCTGTCTGCTTGAGCCAATACCGGAACCACTGTTCGACGGTCTGGTTCGCGGTTGGGAGGTCGCCGAGGCGCTGCAGTTCGGACTTAGCCCTCGCCATCTCCTTGAGGAGAT